AAGAAGATGACAAAAAACAAAAAATTCAATACTTCGTTCATTACAAATTTTTGCCGGGATTCGGATTCTATGGTCTCGGTCTTATCCACACCATTGGCGGCCTGTCCAGAACGGCTACGGCGGCTCTTCGCCAGCTTATTGATGCTGGTACTCTTTCTAATCTTCCTGCTGGCTTCAAGGCTCGGGGATTACGGGTACGGGATGATGAGGAGCCCTTACAGCCCGGTGAATTCCGTGATGTAGATGCTCCGGGAGGCGCGATCCGAGATTCTTTGATGCCGTTGCCCTTTAAGGGTCCTGACGGCACGTTGATGCAGCTTTTGGGCTTTGTGGTGGACGCTGGGCGTAGGTTTGCCACTATCACTGACATGAAGGTCGGTGACGGCAATCAGCAGGCCCCTGTGGGCACTACGGTAGCGTTGTTGGAACAGGGCTCACGGGTCATGAGTGCGGTGCATAAGCGCCTGCATTACAGCATGAGGCAGGAGTTCAAGCTGTTGTCTCGGGTGATGTCTGAGTATTTGCCGCAGGAGTACCCGTATGCTGTTTCTGGCGGGGATCGCACGATCATGCGGCAGGACTTTGATGACCGCGTGGATGTGGTTCCTGTATCCAACCCAAATACGTTTTCGCAGGCCCAGCGCATTGCGATGGCGCAGTCTCAGCTTGAGATGGCGATGCAAGCGCCGCAGATGCACGACATGCATGAGGCGTATCGCCGCATGTACGAGGCGTTAGGGATTAATGACATTGATAAAGTCTTGATTGCCCCTTCGTCCGCAGATCCGATACCGAAAGACCCGGCACAAGAGAACATTGATTGTTTGGACAACGTGCAGTTGAAAGCCTTTGAGGGACAAGATCATGACGCGCACATCATGGCGCATTTGACTTTTGGCACGTCACCGATGTTGCAGGCGCTTCCGCAGTCTGCCATTTCTTTGCAGAAGCACATTATTGAGCATGTAAAGATTAAGTGCCAAGAACTGGCTACGGCGCAGTTGCTACAGCAGACCGGAGGCCAAGCGCTTACTCCGGACATGGAGCTACAGCTAGAGGCGATGGTTGCACAAATGAACGCGCAAGAGTTCGGCAACTTGAAGCAACTGTCTGCTCAGATATCGGGTCAAGGTCAGCAGGGACCAGATCCTTTGATACAATTGAAGCAACAAGAATTGCAGTTGGACGCCCAGAAGCAACAGGCGGATGCTGCAATGGATCAAGCAGAATTGCAGCTTGATCAGCAACGTATGCAAAACAAGGCCACAGAATTCCAGCAGAGGCTTGCTAGCCAAGAGCGACAGACTCAGTCACGAATTGATGCGGCCCTTGAACGAGAGTTATTGAAGCAACAAATCAATAGGAATCAATGATATGAGAGTCAAAGTTAATGGTGTTCCGCCAGTAAATCCGCCCAAGCCCGTTAACAAAGCGGTCATTGAGGGCCAAGGATCCATTCCTTACGCTATGGCTAAAGAGGAAAAAACTCCTGATACAGCCATAGGCAAGTCTACGACAGGCAAAAAGCGCGGCATGGGTGCGGCGCTTCGCGGCTCACGGTTTACTAGCTGTTAATGCTAGATGCTCTCATTGGTCCTGTCACAGGACTTTTAGACAAATTTATCCCGGATGCGGATGAACGAGCGAGGTTGGCCCATGAAATCGCCACAATGTCCGAGCGCCACGCTCAAGAATTGGCAAAAGGGCAGTTGGAGGTCAACAAAGCAGAAGCCGCGCATAAGTCGTTATTTGTCGCTGGTTGGCGACCTTTTGTTGGTTGGACTTGTGGGGTTGCTTTGGCTTGGCATTTTGTCGGCCAGCCTGTCGCTGTGTTTGTTATTACATTTTCTGGTGTTGACGCCCCTGCATTACCTTCATTTGAAATGGAAAGCCTTCTCACGGTATTGCTTGGGATGTTGGGCCTTGGCGGCCTAAGAACGTTTGAAAAGACAAAGCAAGTAGCTCGCGAGCGATGACTCTTCAAGAAATAGAAAACCTTAGAATCATCCCAAGGTTGCTCATGGTGACCATGTTAGTCATGACTTACCGCGTCGTAGAGTGGTTTATGACTATACCTGATCCCAACCCAGAACAAGCCGCCTTAGTTTCAGTCATGACGGGGGCGTTAACCGGTGCTTTTGGGTTGTTTTTGGGGTCGGGAAAAAAAGAATGACCTACAAGTATTTTAAAGAAGAAGAGTTTGTTTGTTCAGAAACCGGAGAAAATGAAATATCCCCTGAGTTTATACGCAGATTAGATGAGCTTCGAGAAGCGTGTGACTTTCCATTTCACATCACCTCGGGGTATAGATCCCCCAACCACACCATAGAAAAAGCCAAAGTTAAACCCGGCACTCATGCACAAGGTATTGCTGCGGACATTCACGCGGATAACGGCATAGAACGCCGAAAGATTGTAGAAGAAGCTCTAAAGCTGGGTTTTGGCGGCATAGGTGTGGCAAAAACGTTTGTTCACGTCGATATTCGCACCACTAGCCCGGTCATGTGGACATATGAGTTGCTTGTCTTAGAATGTCGTGATATATAGATACGATATTCTAGGATGGAGCGCATGTGGATTCTTTATACCTAGCTCAATACATACAACGAGCCATAAAAGACCGCCGTGTTCAAATTTTAGAGTTGTTAGAAAACAACAACGTCAAGTCGATGGAGCAGTATCAAAACTTGATGGGCGAACTATCGGCACTTAACTTTATTGCACAGGAACTCTCGGGCCTGCTAGAGCAACAGGAGCAACTAAATGACTGATTTGGCTGAAAAAGTCGATCTTGAGGCTGCCGCCGAAGGCGTAAAGTCTCTTTACAAAGCCCCCCAACCTAAAGTTCTTGACCCAGACGCTATGGAAACAAGCTTACTGGAGAGAATGCCGCAACCCACGGGCTGGAGAATGCTAATTCTTCCGTATCGTGGCAAAGAAACCACCGAAGGTGGCATTTATATCCCCAATAAAGTGCTGGATGACACGCAAATCCAAACAGTTGTGGGTTACGTGGTCAAGCAGGGATCTCTTTGCTACAAGGACACCGACAAATTCCCGGATGGACCGTGGTGTAAGGAGAAAGATTGGGTAGTTTTCGCGCGATATGCGGGATCTAGATTCCGAATTGAGGGCGGAGAGTGCCGAATTTTGAACGACGATGAAATTTTAGCAACCATAGATGATCCAGAGGATATTCTCAGTCTTTAAGGAGGGTAAACAGCATGGCCGATGCTGCGGAAGAAGCTCAATTTGAGTTGGATGTAGGTGACGCTCAAGAAATGGAAGTAGAGCTTGAGCAACCAGAGCAAGAAGAACAGCCGGAAGAACAAACGGCGCAACAACCGGCTCAAGAGGAGCAGGAAATAGAGCAATACAGTGAATCCGTGCAAAAGCGGATTAACCGGTTGACTAAAAAAATGCGGGATGCGGAGCGGGAGCGTGAAGAAGCGCTTCGTTACGCGCAAAACGTCCAAAGTGAAGCGGAGCAACTGCGCTCAAGGATGCAAAACTTAGACCAAGGCTACATGTCTGAGTACGGCACCCGTCTTTCTTTGCAACAACAACAGGCCGAAGCCAACCTTAAACGAGCCGTAGAGCTTGGAGATGCCGAAGCTACGGTTGCCGCGCAAAAAGAGCTAACAAATTTAGCTATTGCCGCAGATGGTTATAGTCGCGCTCAACGGCAGTCACAGGTTCGAAATCAAACCCAACAACCGGTTTTTCAAGAAGCTCCCCAAACCCCTCCGCAACCACAAAAACCAGACCCAAAAGCCGAGCAATGGGCCCAAAAAAACTCATGGTTTGGGCAAGATGAAGCCATGACGTTTGCTGCTTTTGGGATTCATAAAAAACTTATTGAAGATGAAGGGTTTGATCCTCAAACCGATGACTATTATAATGAGCTAGACTCTAGAATTAAGCGGGAGTTTCCGCATAAATTTGGAGAAGAGCAATCATCCAGCCGCAAACCCGCTCAGACGGTGGCTGGCGTGTCACGCTCCAGTAGTTCTGGGCGCAGTAAAAGGGTCAAACTCTCCCCGACCCAAGTAGCAATTGCTAAAAAGTTGGGAGTGCCGCTTGAAGAATACGCGAAATACGTAAAGGAGTAATACTATGTCCGAAGAGAAGAAAGGCTTTGAGGGCATTAAGCGCTCCTCACGTGAAGCAGCGTCAAGGGAGAAACAGGGACAGCGTAAGCCTTGGGCTCCCCCGTCTATGTTAGACGCACCGCCTGCACCAGAAGGCTTTAAACATCGATGGATTCGTGCAGAAGTTCGTGGCTTTGATGACACGAAAAATATTTCTGCCAGATTGCGGGAAGGCTATGAGCTAGTACGGCAAGATGAGTATCCCGAGTTTGAAGCTCCGGTAATTGATTCAGGTAAATATGAGGGTGTGTTTGGCGTCGGTGGATTAATGCTTGCTCGCATACCGGTTGAAACGGTTCAAGAACGCGCTGAGTATTTTGCTCAACGAAACGCGGATCAAATTGAAGCTGTTGAAAGTGATATGTTGCGAGAAAACGCTCATCCAACTATGACAATCGGCAAACCCGAGCGTCAAAGTCGTGTAACTTTTGGCGGCCCCAAAAAATAGGGCCGCACAGAACGAGGAAATAACTCATGGCAAATCAAGAAACTGCCTTTGGTCTTCGTCCTGTTGGTCTAGTAGGAAGCGGTGCTAACACCACCGGTGTTACTGAGTATGAAATTGCCAGTAACAATACAAATGCTATCTATAACGGTGCAATTGTTGTTCCTCTTGCGGCAGGCGTAATTGACCAAGCCGGAGATACTGCGGGCGGCACTACGCAAGCCCTCGGTGTTCTCATCGGGGTTCAGTATCACGATTCGACCCAGAAGAAGCCTGTTTGGCTCAACTACTGGCCCGGATCAGGTAGCGTGTCTGTAGACACTAACTACCCGGTAAAAGCTCTTGTAGCTGACAACCCCAATCAACTGTTCGTCGTAGCGGCGGATGCTACCCTCACTGACCGAGCTACTGCACTGGC